TCCCACTATTCTCGGACCATTATTCGTTACACAAAAGTTTTGTTTGCTGTTGATTGAGTAAGGGTTTAGGGTGCGCGATTACGGGAGTTTTCTTCACGATTGAGGGTACGTGAAAAGTGAAATTAAATTTTCGAAAAATTTTTTAGTGTAGATGAAGTGAATGGCTTCTGCTGAGAGTTTAAAGGTTCGGGCCAGCCGTCCCAGGGGTGGAGGGATATCGGCTGCTGAGACGATGGTTGATTTGGAGCAGCAGATAGATGCGAGTGCGGCGGCTTTGGAGTCTGCTGATACTGAGGCCCGATTATCGTGGCGAAAAAATTTGCAGAACCGGCCCCTTGGTCTTGCTGGACTTTTGGATGCGCGCGGACAGGTTGATGTGCAGAACATTGTTCCGGTCTTGCATGATGAGGCGGCTCGAAAGGAGTATGGAGAGAAAGCTCCTGGTTGGAGAGCGCAGCTTATTGCGAAGCAAAGCCCCACGTATGAGCAGGTAGTGGCTAGTTCTTCCCCAGAGGTGAGCGAATTTATTGCGAGAGGCATTTCCCCGGAGCGTGTGCAAGGGGCGCAGAAGCCTATAGTTACGATGCCGAATTATCTCCCCCTTACGGGAGTTGATTTAGATCGGTCCATTGATTCAGATGATGATATTCAGAAGACCTATATGGAGTACACTAGTTCTGTGAACACCCCTGCGCATGAGGGTTTTCATAGATTGATTCGAAATAGAAAGGGTCTTTTGAATGAGGAGGACCAAGAAAAAGTTTTTTCGCAAATTCCTTTTACGAACAAGGGTTTTGATTGGATGAATGTAGAGCATATGTTTTTAGGAGGAGTGAGGTATGCTCTTGCCCCGGAGGCCTTGAAAAACGATTCACGATTCAAAAGAAGAGTAGATAAGGATATTGCGGGTGAGTATAATCAAATTGTTAGAGCAGCTAGAAATGCTTCTAAGAATTCAAAAACCAAAATGTTTGTTAAAGACCCTGATGTGCGGTCTTATTTTCATTTCAAAAAAGATAGTGATTTAGTTGATAGGCCCAAGGATAAGTATTATGAGCTGGTCAAAGACCGATACAATAAGATAGTTGATATTGTGCAGCCGCTTGCGACTACGTCTAGTGGGCTTACTGGCAAGAACAAGGGCGGCTATGTTATGACGGGCGCTGAGACCATGATGGGATTAGACTGATGCAGAGACGATTGACAAAGCGTATTAGTGAATTGTTGATGGATATGGATGATGCGCCACAGGCTGCGTCTTCTGTTTCGGTTAACGGACGAAATGTCCCTATGTCTTATGGCCAAGGGGACCACCATGTTAGGTTATCTTATGTGACTCCTGCTGAGCAAATGCTGCTTGCAGATGTGGATATGTACAATAGTGATCCGCCGCATCCCGGCCCTGCTGGTATTCCCAATTTTAATGATAGTGGGGGTGGTGTCGGGGGTGATGGTGTCGGGGGTGATCCAGGTGATCCAGGTGGGTCAGACGATACGGGTCCCGCAGATGACCCCGATGAAGGTGAGGATATAGGCGGAATAGATGCTGCCGAAGCCCAAGCTGCTGCTGCTGCTGCTAATGCTGCTGCTAATGCTGCGGCTGCTGCCCAAGCAGAAGATGATGCTCAGGCTGCGGCCCAAGCTCAAGCACAGGCTCAAGCTCAAGCACAGGCTCAAGCTCAGGCCCAAGCTCAAGCCCAAGCTCAAGCGCAGGCCCAAGCTCAAGCCCAAGCTGCTGCTAATGCTGCGGCGGCTATACAAGCAGAAGATGATGCGGCTGCTGCTGCCGCCGCAGCGCAGGCCCAAGCGGCTGCTAATGCTCAGGGCCAAACGGGATTTCAAAACGTTGCTCTTAATCGGAGCTTAACCCCCTTTAATGCTGCAACTCTTGCGGTACAAAGGGGAAGCCCTACGTTGGGGACGTCCTTTTCACAAATAGATGAGGATACGTTTTCAGATATTGCACCAACCATGGGAACAACCACGGGAACAACCACGGGACAAGGAGTATCTACTGGGGATAGTGCAGATGAAAGTGAGGATGAAGGGGAAGATACTACAGAAGCTGATATTTCTTTAGGAGTTCCAGGTTTATCAATATCCGAAGCTGATCTTGCTGGTCTTATTGGTCTTGATAAGGGAGAGGCACTATCTGCTCACTTTAGCAGAGCCAAGGAGGGTAAAAAGAGTGGAGTACCTTTAGGTCCAATCGGAAAGGAGAATTCTCAGTCTCTTGTGAATATGGTGAATTTGGGCCTTATAACAAATCAAGAGGCGCTGGATATAGCTAAGGGAGATATTTCTGATGGCGGCTTAGGAGGTCAGTCTCCTGGGGGCTTTGCCGCAAATAATTCCACAACTGAGGGATTAACCATGGGTCAAATTGCCGCTATAAATGCAATAGACCCAGCAACCGGAGAATATGCCGGTAATTTACCAGCGCCAGCGATAGGAACACCCGCTTTTGATCTTGCTATTAATGCAAGTATCGCCAATGCGGCAGCATTTCCAGGCGCTGCGGCTGTTATTGGGGGTTTAGCGGGTCTTGTTCCTGGAGGATCATTAATGACAGCAGCCAGTCTGCTAAGTGGCCAACCAAGTGGATTAGCGGGGCTGTTTTCAGAAGCCGTTCCTGGATTTTCCCAAGGGTTTACTACTGCTGGCCAAGCTATTAGCGATGCTTTGGGGGGTGTTAGCAATGCTCTTGACGCAGGGTTCGGTGCTATTGGATTTGGCCCCGATGGAACAAGTCCCGACGGTGGTGGTTTTGATGGTGGTTTTGATGGCGGCGGCGTTGATGGTGGTGGTCCACCGCCGCTACCCACGGTTCCGGAAACACCCCCAACTCCAGCAACGCCCACGGTTCCAGAAACTTTGGACGAGGTGGACTTAACGCTTCTGCCTGCTGTGGCACAAAATTTACCGCCAGCAAGAAGGCCCACTACTCCGTTTAGTACGTTTGGTCAACCTACGCTACCACCCGTATTCACAGAACAGGATGCCCGTGCCCTGTTACAGCAGACAGGACAATTACCGCTGGCTGGAATTGCCTAAATGGACCTAAACGTTGAGCAACTGCCAAAGGAGGTATTGAATGAGTACTTCCTGCTTGCTGACCGTTTAGAATCATTAAAAGACCAGGACGAATGCCAAGACAAATTTCTTGAATTTGTACGTTTGGTGTGGCCAACCTTTATTGAGGGCGAGCACCATCGCATAATAGCCAAGAAGTTCCAGGCTGTGGCTGAGGGCAAGTTAAAACGGCTTATTGTCAACATGCCGCCACGACATACCAAGTCAGAATTTGCCAGCTATTTGTTTCCGGCATGGCTCATTGGCCGTAAACCAGACTTGAAAATCATTCAAACCACGCATACTGGCGAGTTGGCCGTGCGGTTTGGTCGTAAAATGCGTAACCTTATGGATAGCACAGACTATAGCCGTGTGTTCCCGCAAACAAAACTGCGCCCAGACACCAAAGCAGCCGGACGTTGGGAGACAAACGGCGGCGGCGAGTACTATGCATCGGGTGTTGGAGGTGCGATTACAGGCCGTGGTGCTGATTTGTTAATTATTGATGACCCTCATAGTGAGCAAGATGCCCTTAGTGCCACGGCTATGGACAATGCCTACGAGTGGTATACATCTGGACCACGGCAACGTCTACAACCAGGAGGATCTATTATCCTGGTGATGACACGGTGGTCGGTAAAAGATCTGACGGGACAACTTATCAAGGCCCAAGCCTCCGATGACATGGCAGATAGGTGGGAAGTTGTGGAATTTCCTGCCATAATGCCGAATGAAAAGGCAGCTTGGCCGGAATATTGGAAAGTTGATGAATTATTAGGGGTAAAAGCCAGTTTGAGCGTAAGTAAATGGAACGCTCAATGGATGCAAAACCCAACTGCTGAAGAAGGCAGCTTGATTAAGCGTGAATGGTGGAAACGTTGGGAGCATGAAAATGTTCCTGGACTAGAGTATATCATTCAAAGCTATGACACGGCATTTAGTGCCAAGGAAACAGCCGACTATAGTGCAATTACCACTTGGGGTGTGTTTAAACCGAATGAAGATCAGTCTTTTCATATCATTTTACTTGATAGTATAAAGGGCCGTTGGGAATTTCCGGAATTGAAGCGCGTTGCACATGAGCAATACAAGCATTGGGATCCAGATAACGTGGTAATTGAGGCAAAAGCCAGTGGGTTGCCCCTAACTTATGAATTGCGCCAGACGGGTATTCCAGTAACCACGTATACCCCCACCCGTGGCAATGATAAGGTAACTCGTGTAAATGCTGTTGCGCCGTTAGTAGAATCGGGTATGGTGTGGGTACCGGAAAAAAGTTTCGCTAACGAATTAATTGAAGAATGCGCGGCATTTCCTTTAGGGGAACACGATGATTTGGTGGATAGCACCGTTCAGGCATTGTTACGTTTTCGTCAGGGAGGGTTCGTGAGTCATCCTGACGATTATGATGATAAAACCCCTCGTAGCTACATGCGTCCAAGGGAATATTACTGATGGTTGTAGATAAACGTCTTACAGGTGACCCTGCTGCTATTGATGAAGAGCTTACTTTTGACACTGGTGAGAACATTATTGATGTTCCTTCAGATGATGAAGTTATGCCGGAAGATATTTCTATTATTGAAGATGATGAGGGGGGCGTGGTTGTTGATTTCAACCCGTCACAGATGCAGGGTGATGATTCCGGCGATTTTTTTGCCAATCTTGCGGAAACGGTAGACTCAGGTGAACTAACCAAACTTGGTAACGATCTAATTGGATTTTATAGGGAAGACAAGCAAAGTCGTAAAGATTGGGAAATGGCCTATGTTGAAGGGTTAGATCTTTTAGGCTTTAAATATGAAGAACGCGAGCAACCCTTTAGAGGAGCCAGTGGTATTTCGCACCCATTACTGGCTGAAAGTGTGGTGCAGTTTCAGGCGCAGGCGTATAAGGAACTTTTGCCGCCAGATGGTCCTGTACGCACCCAAATTGTTGGGGTGATATCACCTGAGACTGAAAAACAGGCTCAGCGCGTTAAAGAATATATGAATTATCAGATTACTGATGTAATGGAAGAGTATGATCCTGATATGGATCAACTGTTATTTTATCTTCCATTGGCAGGATCAGCTTTTAAGAAAGTCTATTACGATGAATCAATGCAACGTGCGGTTAGCAAGTTTGTTGCCTGTGAAGATCTAGTAGTTCCTTATATTACGACAGATTTACAAAGCGCCGAACGTATTACCAATGTTGTGCATATGCAAACGAATGATTTGCGTAAAATGCAGGTAGAGGGTTTCTATAGAGACATTCCTATATTTCCTGAAACCATGAGTCCTTCAGATGCACAGTCTAAAATTAATGAACTACAGGGTGAGCGGCCTGGAGGACATGACGAGGAATATATTTTATTAGAATGCCACGTTGATTTAGACCTTTTAGGCTATGAAGACACTGATGAAGCGGGTGAACCTACGGGAGTACGTCTACCTTATATTGTAACGGTAGATGAAAGTTCAAGTGAAGTTCTGGCCATACGTCGGAACTGGACACCTGATGATCAAGTCATAAAGAAGAAACAATATTTTGTTCATTTCAAGTTTCTTCCTGGGTTAGGGTTCTATGGTTTTGGTTTGATCCACATGATTGGTGGGTTGAGCCGTTCAGCAACTTCAGTCTTACGGCAGTTGATCGATGCAGGAACATTGGCTAATCTACCCGCTGGTTTTAAGGCTCGCGGTATTCGGATACGTGATGATGATGAGCCTTTGGCTCCTGGTGAATTTCGCGATGTGGATAGTCCTGGGGGTAATCTGCGCGATTCTTTGCTGCCTTTACCGTATAAAGAGCCAAGCGCAACATTATTTCAGTTACTTGGTTTAATTATTGAATCTGGCCGTAGATTTAGTGCCATTTCTGAACTACCTATTTCAGAAAACGGTTTAAACCGTGAAATGCCTGTTGGTACCACCATGGCGCTGTTGGAGCGCGGCACCAAGGTCATGTCTGGTATTCATAAACGACTACACCACGCACAACGTATAGAATTAAAACTATTAGCTGCGGTATTTGCAGACTATCTACCCCCTGAATATCCATATGATATCATCGGAGCTGAAAGAAGCATAAAGGCTTCCGATTTTGATAATCGTGTAGATATCATACCTGTTAGTGATCCTAATATCTTTAGCAGCAGCCAACGCGCCATGTTGGCACAGATGCAACTGCAACTAGCGCAGGCTGCGCCTGACATGCACAATATGTATGAAGCATATCGGCGCATGTATGAGGCTTTGGGGGTGAAGGATGTTGACCTTATTCTACCTCCTCCTAAAGATCCGCAACCGACAGATGCGGCGGAAGAAAACCGGAACGTTTTAAGTAATTTGCCGTTGCAGGCATTTATGGAGCAAAATCATCAAGCGCATATTGTTGCACATATGGTGATGATGAAAACGCCTGTGGTCATGGCAGCTCCTTTAGTTACAGGGTCATTAATGGGTCATGTGGCACAGCATATTGGTATGCAGGCACGGAAAATGGTAACAGAAGAACTAGGGCCGCAGATTCAACAAGCGCAGGCGCAAGGTGTACAGTTAGACCAACAACAACAGCAACAATTAATGGCAGATGCAGAAAATCGTGTTTCAGAACTAATTGCGCAAATCACAGCTGAAGTTATGGCGGCTACAGGTGAAGATGAAGATCCCCTGGTTGAATTACGTCGACAAGAACTGCGTATTAAGGAAGCTGATTTATACCGTAAGGCTCAGGATGATGCAGGACGGCTAGAATTAGATCGGAAAGAAAATACTGATCGTAATAAGATAGCTCGTGAGAAAATTGATTCTCAGGAAGATATCGCTGAAATGCGGGGTGAGATTGCTGTAGCTAAATTGGATGCTGATGAAGATAAGGCTGAAATGCAGGGTCGTCTTGCAGTTGCAAAATTAAGACAGGATAGAGCAAGAGCCAACTAATGCCTTTTCGATCAGAGAAGCAGAAACGTTATTTGGCGGTCAAAAAGCCGGAGATTTTTAAAAAGTTGAAAAAGAAATCTGGTGGTAAGGTTAAACCAAAGAAGAAATCTAAAAAGAAATAAGCATGGATGATTCTTACACGACTTCTAAAATTATAAGGTATATTCGTGAGCGTCTTGATGAATTACAAGAAGGTATGATGGCTGGTAATTTTACAAGTTATGAAGATTATCGGTCGGCAGTAGGCGAAGTGCGCGGCTTAACGTTTACTGAACAGTATATAGTAGAACTTAGGAGTAAAAGTGGAGACCATGATGAAGACTGAAGGAAAATCAAGTTTAGAGACCCAAGGTAGTTTGGCCTTAGCCTATACCGCAGAAGAGAGTCGTGTGTTGGACCCAGATCTGCTTGATAAAACAGTTATGGAGCGTTTACCGATCCCCACTGGATACCGTGTGTTGGTTATGCCCTACAAAGGAAAAGCAAAAACAGAGGGTGGTATTATTTTAACAGATGAAACAAGAGACCGAAACGCACTTGCAACGGTTGTCTGTTATGTTTTAAAACTTGGTCCTGATTGTTATTCCGATTCGGATAAATATTCGCAGCCCTATTGCAAAGAAAAAGATTGGGTGGTAATTGGTAGATATGCGGGAAGTCGGTTTCGGATTGAGGGGGCAGAATTAAGGCTTTTAAATGACGATGAAATTTTGGCTACGATTCTTGACCCCGATGACATTGCTCATGTTTAGAAAGTGAGGGAAAATGAGTAGTATCGATACAGACCAAAGCGCTCAACCGCAACTTGATTTACAAGATGATGCGGGGGAAATAGATGTTGTCCTTGATGATAGTGAAGTATCACCATCTTCGGAGGAGTCTTCAAGAGATACTGACGACGATAGAAATGTGGCTGTGGGTGGTGAATCGAAGGACGATTCAGAACTTGACGACTATAGCGACAAAGTTCAAAAACGCATTGATAAACTTACGAACAGGTATCGTGAAGCTGAAAGACGTGAAAATGCGGCATTAGACTATGCGCGTGGTCTTCAGGTAGAAAATAAGGATCTTTCCAGTCGGATAACTAATCTTGACAAAGGTTATCGTAGCGAATTCACCACACGTATTGATAGTCAACTCACAGAAGCCAAGGCTAGATATAAAGAGGCTTATGATTCTGGAGACGTTGATGCTTTAGTAGAGGCCCAAGAATCCTTATCAACACTTGCTGCTCAAAAAGAAAGAGTTTCCTGGGCTGCTCAATTGCAAAAAGCGCAACAGGCGCAAAAAGCACAGACTCAGGGATCTGAAGCCGCGCCTACTCAAACAGCAGCGCCGCCTGTTGTTGCGCAAACCGATCCACGAGCTAAAGATTGGTTTGATGATAATTCCTGGTTTGGTGAAGATGAAGCAATGACTTATGCTGCTTTAGGGTTTCACCGTACCTTAACTGAAAAAGAAGGTTACCAGGGAACTGAAGAAGCCTATTATACTGAGGTTGATCGCCGTATGAAGGATGCATTTCCCCATAAATTTAATGGGGTCGATCAATCTGGTGAAAACCGCCCCGCTCAGTCGGTTGCTCCTGCTAAAAGGAAGCAAAAATCTGGGCGCTCAACCAGTGTACGTCTTTCTAGCAGTGAACGAGATATTGCTAAACGGCTTGGAATAAGCGAAAAACAGTACGCAGCACAAAAACTTAAACTCGAAGAACAACGGGTTTAGGAGGTATATTGATGGTTGATAAAACCCCCAGAAGTGAAGAGACTCGTATCAGGAAGGAAAAACCTAAATTCTACAAACCTCCTTCTGCATTAGACGCACCACCCCCGCCCGAAGGGTTTAGACATCGGTGGGTTCGTGCTGAATTTGCGGGTTCTGATGATCGGAAAAATGTTTCTGGTCGACTAAATAATGGTTATGATTTAGTGCGAGCAGATGAATATCCGGGTTGGAATGCTACCACTATTGAGGAAGGCAGGTATGCCGGAGTCATTGGGGTAGGTGGTTTGTTGCTTGCACGGGTTCCAGAAGAACTCGCCATGAGCCGCGAAACTTACTTTGAGGATGAAACTCGAGGTCAAATGGAAGCGGTTGATAATGATCTGATGAGGGAACAACATCCATCGATGCCGATAAGTAAGGAACGGCAATCGAATATCACTTTTGGCAGTCGTAACAAGGAATAAGTTATGGATGTCAAATCCTTTAACCTTCTGATTGAGGAGAAATGCAACAATGGCTAACGTTGATGCAGCTTTTGGGCTAAGGCCCGTTCGTCAGTTGGGAAGTATGCCGTTTAACAACGCAACTAATGAATACAGAATTGCGTCTGGTGCTACAGGACCTATTTTTCAAGGTTCTCTAGTTATCATGGCCACTAGCGGTTCTGTTATTATTGGCACTGCTACTGCTACTGATACAGTGGGCGTGTTTAATGGTTGTTTCTATACTGATCCAACTACTTCTAAACCTACGTGGAGAAACTATTATCCTGGCAGCATTGCTGCTTCGGATATTGTTGCCTTCGTGTATGATGATCCAGACATGACTTTTGAAGTTCAGTGTGCTGGTACGCTTGCAATTACGGATATTGGCGGTAATGCTGATACGGCAGGTGTGACTGGTAGCACTATCAATGGTCAATCAACCACTGAGCTTGCAGCCAGTGCTGGATCCGGTGCAGCGCAGATGCGTATTGTGGGCTTGAGTAAAGATCCAGACAATAGCGATGTCGATTCGGCAAACGCTAATTGGTATGTGTTCTTTAACGAGCATGCCTACAAGACGACTACTGGCACATAGGGAGACTGAGATATGGCTATTAGTCGTGCACAATTAGTCAAGGAACTGGAACCGGGATTGCATGCCCTGTTCGGCCTTGAATACGATCGCTACGAACAAGAGCATCGTGAAATCTTCGATATCGAGACTTCAGATCGCGCTTTCGAAGAGGAAGTGATGCTCTCAGGATTTGGTGCGGCACAAACCAAAGCTGAAGGGTCTGCTGTGGTGTTTGACACGGCACAGGAAGCCTTTACAGCGCGGTATACGCACGAAACCGTTGCGTTGGCGTTTTCTATCACGGAAGAGGCGGTAGAAGATAATCTCTACGACCGCCTTTCTTCGCGGTACACGAAAGCTCTCGCGCGTAGCATGGCTCACACAAAGCAAGTTAAGGGTGCTAATATCCTTAATAATGCGTTTTCTACCAGCTACACTGGTGGTGACGGCCAACCTCTTTTGGATACGGCCCATCCAACAATTAGTGCAGGAAACCTTGCAAATGAGCCAACCACCGCTGCAGATCTAAATGAGACCAGTCTTGAAGATGCGATGATTAATATCTCGACCAACTTCAAAGACGAGCGTGGTCTTAAGACTGCTATCATGGGTCGGAAATTGTTGATCCCCCCGCAACTTCAATTCGTTGCAGAGCGCCTTTTGGCTACTCCATATCGGGTCGGAACTGCGGATAATGACATCAACGCGATGCGTAGCATGGGTATGCTGCCTGAGGGTTATGCCATCAACCATTTCCTCACTGACACTGACGCATGGTTTGTTAAAACCGATGCGCCAGATGGCCTAAAGATGTTTGAACGTGCCGCGCTGCGGAACAACATGGAAGGTGACTTTGACACCGGAAACGTTCGTTACAAATCACGTGAACGTTACAGCTTTGGCTGGTCAGACTGGCGGGGCCTTTACGGTTCTCCAGGCGCGTAGTATAGGTTAGGGTGGGGGAGAGGAAACTTTCCCCCATTCTTTCTGGGACTCATAGCTCTAGCGACTGGCCCAGCAGACGCTTACTAAGACTCTAGAGCAAAACCTTTTGTAAGGAGGTAGCCACATGGCTAACACCACTTTCTCTGGTCCGGTTCGTTCGGAAAACGGCTTTGTTATAGCCAACAAAAATACGACCACGGGCAATGTAACCGATTCGTCGGTACATTCTTCCGCAAATAAAGACGTAAGGCGCTATTACCTTGAAGAGTATTGGCAGCGGCGTCCTGCACTTAATGCGGTTTTGAATACGGCTTTTTCTGACGCAGATGCTACTGCTGCTGCAAATACGGCTATTCGTCTTGCTGAAAAAGTTGCCAACAAGGACTTTGAAGTTCTTGGCACAAGCATGACAACCGCACTGTGTACGTTTGATACCACACGGGCCGGTATTATTATCACTACTGGTGGAACAGATCAAAATCAGGCCATCATTGCTCCTCATCTTGATACTAATCAAACATCTTGGCAAACAGTTCCTTGGGGTACTGAAAACTCAGTTATTTGGGAATGTTCAGTAACCACAGCAGCATCTATTGCCGATATTAAACTTTGGCAAGGTTTGAAACTAACCAATGATCAGTTGGTTGTTACTGATGCAAATCAGGCATTCTTTAAGTTTCAAACAGATGCCACCAATAGTGAGGCTTTCACAGATTTTACTAAACTGCATTTTGTTCACAGTATTGCAAATACTGACTACATTAGTCAGTTGCCCATTACTGTGGCGGCAGACACTACGTATCATCTGAAGATTGATATTAATAGCAGCAGGCAAGCAGCTATTTATGTCAATGGTATCCAGTATGACGTTACGACCACTTCGGGGAGTACCGGGGGAACAGCCGTAACTACTGGAACTGCTAGAACCGCAGCCCTAACCAATGATGTTGATCTTATTCCTTACATTGGTGTGGAAACAGGTGCTGGTTCGGCCAAGGCTCTGAAGGTACATTGGCAAGCCATTAGTCGGCTTATCTATGAATAAGTCCATACCTGATGCGAACAAACGGTAAGGATGAGTCTATAATCCCTAATCTTTCTGGGAAGCGCGTGGCTATTGTCGCAATGGGCAATAGCCACGCCGAATTTACCAAATCTTCTGCGTCTAATGGTGATTCATCTATTTTTGCAGATGAAGTATGGGCCGTGAATTCTATGGGTGGGGTTATTATGCATGACCGAGTTTTCATGCTTGATCCCCCCACACGGTTTTTAGATACCGAAGATTCAGGGTCTATGACCCATGGAATGCGGCGATGGCTCCCAACGCATGCGGGGCCTATATACACCTGCGTTTTAGATGATAGAGTTCCTGGCGCTGTTTTATACCCCTTGCAGGAAGTATGCCGAGAATTGGGAACAACGTATTTAAACAATACTGTTGCTTTTGCGATAGCTTTTGCAGTTTGCGCCAAGGTTGAAAAGATAATGATGTACGGGGCAGATTTTGGCTACGTGCATTTAAGGCAGTTTGCCGAGGCAGGTCGTGCGTGTTGTGAGTATTTATTGTCTAAGGCTGAAGAGCGTGGTATCACTGTTGAAGTTGCAATGACAACGACGATGTTTGATGCTGATAAACCTGCAACAGAAAGATTTTATGGATACCATAGATTAGAGGATCCGCCTGTTGTAACACAAGATGAAGATAATCAAATGATTGTCTTACCTTTGTCAAAAGCACAGGAGCTCCAACAGGAGAATCACGATGGCGACATACATTAGTGGAAGTGATGCGAAAGCTGTATTCTTAACAGCCGACACAGTGGCCTTGGACGACAATGGTCTATCAACAGCAGCAACCCTTGGTGCGGCAGGTAATTTAACACTTGGCGGAGCATTGACATCAGGCGGTTCGGCTACGTTTAATGCAGGTAGGGTTGTTACCCTTTTATCGGCGGGTAATGATTCTAGTCGAACATTTACGGTAACTGGAACCGATGTAAATGGCGATGCTCAAACTGAAGATATCACGGGCGCGAATACAGGTACCGCAACAGGAAGTAAATATTTTAAAACGGTTACCCAGATTGCTATAGATGCGGCAAGCGCGGGTAATGTTTCGGCGGGTATTAATAATTCTGCGGCAGATGTGGTGTTTGCAGGTAGGTCGCGATTAAAAGGCCTCCGTGTTATGAATTCAGGTACGGCTGGAACTTTGGTGTTTCCAACCACGTCGCCCACGGGAACAACCACCCTGCAACTTTCTACCGTTGCAAGTGCCACTGTATTGGACGATGTTACTATTCCAGCTGAGGGCGTTTTGTTTACGGCGGGTATCTACATTCAATACACGCAAAGTACATTCACCACGGCTACGGTATTCCATGCTTAGATAGGAGATTGTTATGAGCAAAGGTTTGCATAGAAATCAAGAAGCTTATCAGAAAGGCCACGATGACGTTGGCCGAGGTGTTAAACGTGCCGGTCTTAAGACAGCAGCGGTTAAAATTCCTGGTTCTGATGCCCCTCCTTGGAATACGGATAGGACAGGGA